CTGGCGCCCAAGGCACCGTTTATCGGCTACGGTGGACAGTTTGAGGGCTACGAACAGCAGTGGAAGACCGCCAACACGCAGAACTGGCCCTATCTGGAGGTCAATCCTGACGTTACAGACGGTCAGGGCAACATGCTGCCACTACCCCAGCGGGCACAGCCCCCGATGGCCTCCAGCGGGCTTTTACAGGCCAAATTGGGCGCTTCTGAGGACATCAAGGCGGTCACTGGCCAGTACGACGCCTCGCTGGGCCTGCAAGGCAACGAGCGGTCGGGCCGGGCGATCTTGGCGCGGCAAAAAGAAGGCGATACTGGCACCTATCACTACGTCGACAACTTGGCCCGAGCGGTCAGGTACGTCACACGTCAGCTTGTCGACCTGATTCCGAAGATTTACGACACGCAGCGCATCGCTCGGATCATCGGCGAAGATGGCGAGTCGAGCATGGTCAAGATGAACCCCATGCAGCCTGAGCCGGTCAAAAAGATCGTCAACGAGCAGGGCATCGTGATTGACAAGATCTACAACCCGAGCGTTGGCAAGTACGACGTTGTGGTGGTGACTGGGCCTGGCTACGCAACCAAGCGTCAAGAGGCGCTGGAAGCGATGGCGCAACTGCTGCAGGGCAATCCGCAACTGTGGGCGGTGGCAGGCGATCTGTTCGTCAAGAACATGGACTGGCCTGGCGCTCAAGAAATGGCCAAGCGGTTTGCCAAGACGATTGACCCGAAACTGCTGGGTGACGCAGACGAAGACCCAGCACTGCAGGCGGCCAATCAGCAGATTGAGGCAATGGGCCAAGAGATGCAGCAGATGGCGGCCATGCTGCAACAAGTCAGTCAGTCAATGGAAGCGCAGAAGCTGGACGTTGACCGCTTCAAGGCCGAGACAGATGCTGAGATCAAAGCCTACGAGGCTGAGACTCGCAGGCTGCAGGCTGTAGCGGCGGGGATGCAGCCGGAACAGGTGCAAGAGGTCGTGCTGCAGACGCTGCGCGACGTGATGACGGTCGGGGATCTGGTGCAGCCAATGCAACCTAGAGACATGGAAGGGCAGATGCAATGAGTTGCGCGGACTTTGTAGGCACGCTGTTTTTGGCCAGAGATGTAACGCACAGCGTGCATTTGAACACCCGGTCGTTCTCCAAACACTCGGCGCTTAACGAGTTCTACGACAACATCGTGGAGCTGGCAGACAAGTTTGCTGAAGCCTACCAAGGCCGGCACGGCTTGATAGGGCCAATCACGTTGATGAGCGCCAAAAAGACAGGCAATATCGTGGAGTTTTTGGAAGACTCGCTCGCAGACGTTGAGGCCATGAGGTTCAAGATCTGCGAAAAGACGGACACACCGATTCAGAACATCATTGATGAGATCGTCGGGCAGTATCTGTCGACCTTGTACAAACTTAAATTCCTTGCGTAAGGATAGTCATGGCCGACTACGTTTACCCCAAGTACAAACAGGCGCTTCTTGATGGCGATACAAACATCGACATCAATGATGGCACGGTTAAGGTCGCGCTAAGCACGGCGTCTTACGCTTCTGCCAATCAGTTTTATTCTGACGTCAGTGCATCGACGGTCGGCACGCCACAGACGATCACTAGTAAAACCGTGACTGACGGTCTGTTTAAGAGCACGGCCAACAACACCTTTACCGCAGTAGCAAGCGGCAGCACAGTCACGGCGCTGATCATCTACATTGACACCGGGTCAGCGGCCACTTCGCGACTTGTAGCGTTTATTGACACTGTGACAGGCTTTCCGCTGCTGACCAACGGCGGTGACGTGACGGTTGCTTGGAACGCCAGCGGAATCTTCCAGCTATGAGTCTTACTCCTGCTCAATCCGCGACGCTTGGGGCTTACATCGCCTCAACGCCTGCGCTCAATGACATCCCAAATACGCCAGACGGCGCGTATGAGATTGCTGAGATTCTTAACACTCCGTCTGTGCCTGGGTATCAGGCGATCACGACTGGCGCTGCGATGCTGTGGGCGGCTGAAGGCCCGCGAGTGCGTATCGGACAGGCCAGCATTGATCCGCAGCAGCCTGAGCCGATCAGGGCGTCTTGTCAGGTGTTTCTTGATCTGATCATGGGTGGCACCGGGTCAATGCTGCACACCGAGGAGCCTGAGATTGAGGCTCTGTTTGACGGCTGGGTGCTGGCGTCTGTCATCACCCAGGCAGAGCACGACAAGGTGTACAAGCAGCCCAACGGTATTGCCTGCACGTTGATTCCGCAGTCCGTTGAGTTGGTTGATCAGACGGTGACTTGGCAGGACGTTTATCAGGCGAGGAATCCGTAATGGCTGGCGACATCAAACTCAAGTACGGCACAGATGCCGCGTTCACGATGACCGGCATTGAGGATGTCGATTCTTCGTCAACCTGGACTGTCGGCTGGACGACATCTTCCGTCAACAACACCTCGACGCTGGCGGTTGATTATCTGGTGTCCGGTCAGTTCACGACTGAATCAACCAACCGTCAGGCAGGGTACATCTACGTTTACGCATACGCTGCGTTTGACGATACCCCGACATGGCCCGACATCTTCAGCAGCGGTACTGAGGGCAGCGTCGGTGCTGCGACTGTGCATGACACTGAGCAGCGTGATGGCGGGATGCGATTGATTGCTGCATTGGAAGTCGATAACGGCGCGTCCGAGGTCTACACCTTCCCGCCGACCAGTATCGCGCAGGCGTTTGGCGGCATCGTGCCTGCCTATTGGGCATTATGGGTGACGAGTAACGCGGCTACCAGCACAAATGACTGGTGCGTGTCATCCGGCACGACGTTGTACTACGCGCCTGTGCTTTACCAGTACACCTGATGTCGATTCTGCTGCCTCAAGGTTGGCGGCGGCAGCCGAAGTTTGCGGTACAGATTGCGCCGCAGTTTCGGGCTGATCTGCTGTTTGTTTATACGCCCTGGGCTGGTGTTTTGTCACCAGCCGGAAAGACTGCGTATACAGGAACACTGCCGCCAATTGGGGCGTCTCAAGCTGGTATTGAGGGCGTATTTAACGGCTCAACACAACGAATACTTGTTTCTGATACAAACGTCTCCTACGCCTCCGGATTATCTTTTATTGCTGTCGGCCGGATGCGGGCACAATCCGGGATACAAGTTTTATTTAGCCGAGGTTCATCAGGGGCGTCTGGTGGCCTTGGAGTTACTTTATACAATCAATTTGGCTCACCACCCAGTCGCGTATGGAGTGGAATTAACGACGGAACTAGTAAAAATTGGTCTTATGGGTTTGTAAACGGCGTCTCAGATTCAATAAATGGCACTTACCCAACTGAATTAAATAAGTACTATAACATTTCCGGTTCATTTACTGGATCAATACCATCAAACGTAAATAATTTTGCACTTGCCAATGACGGTTCTTTTTATGGCAGTGTAAACATTCCTTTGGTGGCGGTCTGGCGGCGTCCATTGCCGCCAGAATTGCTAAGACAACTCTCCATCAACCCTTGGCAGATTTTCCAGCCCCTTCGCGGCATCCCGGTCGCGTTTGATGTTGGCGGCGGCGCACAGACGCTCACCCCGAGCCTCTACACTAACAACCAGACCTTCTACAGCCCGACGGTAACGCCGGGCGCGGTGACGCTCAGTCCGTCGCTGTACACAAATCAGCAGACGTTCTACGGGCCAACACTAACGGCTACAGTGACGGTCAACCCGTCTCTATACACCAACAACCAGACCTTCTACGGCCCCACAGCAACGCCGGGAACGGTTACGCTCCAGCCAGCGCTGTACACCAATACGCAGTCGTTTTACACCCCTTCAGTCAACCAGACTGGGGCGGTTGTTTACCCCAGCCTGTTCACGAACACAAACATCTTCTTTGCCGCTGAAGCGATCAACGAGTATCCTGACCCTTCTCAGGTAGAGTTTGGTGTGAAGTATGGTCCTGGCGGCACTTTAGTCGGCACCTTGACCGGGGGTGGCGGCTCGTCAATAATCCGACTGCGGTCGTTCACCGAAAGACATTGACATGGCACTCAACCTTAAAGCAATCACCACTCGGCTGGGGTACCAGCAGATCACTAGCCTGAGTAGCGCCACGGGCCTGACGGTTCCGTCAGTAGACCTCAACGGTCTGGCCTGCCGGCCCAGTCTGGCCATCATTACCTGCGAGACGCAAGCTGTGCGCTGGCGCGACGACGACGTGAACCCCACGGCCTCGGTCGGTATGCCGTTGGCTGCAGGCGTTACGCTGCAGTACGATGGCGACCTGACCAAGATCAAGTTCATCGAGCAAACGGCAAGCGCCAAGCTCAACATCTCTTACTACGCTTGAGGCGGCCATGAACGTCATGAACGACAACCCGGCGGTCAACTATGTTGATTACTTCACGACCCAGTTGCCCAAAGACCTTGCGGCAATGGCTCAGTTGCGCGACGAACTTGCCGCACGGCAAGGCGCGCTGACGGCGGTCAATGATGCGTTGGCTGACCGGCAGGCGGCGGCGAAGGAACTGGCTGATGCCAAAGAGCAGTCTAAGGCTCTTGTGGATGACGCCAAGGCCAAAAACGCCAAGGTTACATCCAAACTTGCTGAATTAAACGAGCGCGAAGCAGCCATGAAAGATCAAGCCGCTGCCGCCGCTAAGGTTATGAAAGACCGCGAAGATGCGCTAAAGGCCCGTGAAGGGGTTGTTGCGGGCCGCGAGGCGTGGCTTAACGACGCCACGGCCAAATGCAACGAGCGTCAAGCTGCGCTTGAAGCTGGCGAAGCCGCTCTGGCAGCCCGTGTCAAGGCATTTCAAGAAAAGGTTGCAGCATTGCAAGCCTGATGTGACAATTAACCGTACTGGCCCGTTGACCAGGGCTCCTAGAGAGCAACCATGACTGAAGAAGTACAAGCGGTAGATACCGCGCCGGAACAGGTGGACACGGCAGCCCCTGAACCCGAGATAGCAGCAGCACAGCCGGAAGCTGAAGAGCAGACCCAACCTGCAAAGACGTTTACGCAGGAAGAACTGGATGCTGCGATCAGCAAGCGTCTCGCAAGAGAGCAACGGAAGTGGGAACGCGATCAGCAGGCCAAACTTGCAGAAATGCAGGCCCGGCAGCCAGCGCCCAAGGATCTTTCAGTCGATCAGTTTGAGTCGCCAGAGGCTTACGCCGAGGCACTCGCAGTCCGCAAGGCTGAAGAACTGCTCGCCGCACGAGAGGCCCAACGGCAACAGGCTCAAGTGCTGGACGCCTATCACGAGCGTGAAGAGGAAGCACGAGGTAAGTACGACGATTTTGAACAGGTCGCCTACAACCCGCGAGTCCCAATCACGGACGTGATGGCCGAGACGATTCGGTCTTCTGACATTGGTCCTGATGTAGCCTACTACCTCGGGTCTAACGTCAAAGAGGCTGAACGAATCGCCCGCCTGTCGCCGTTCTTGCAGGCCAAAGAAATCGGGAAGATTGAGGTCAAACTGGCCAGCAATCCTCCAGTAAAGCAAACAACCTCTGCTCCTGCGCCAATCTCACCTGTCACAGCACGAAACAGCGGCAACCCGTCTTACGACACGACAGACCCACGGTCCATCAAGGCCATGAGCACGTCGGAGTGGATTGAAGCTGAACGGCAGCGAGTGGCGAGAAAGATGCAAGCGCAAAGGAACTGGTAGACACAGCGGCGTGTGTCCTCACCGTACCTCTTAAATTTTGAAAGGATTTAACCGTGGCTAATTCGATTCTTACAATCGACATGATCACCCGGAAGGCGTTGGACATCCTCGAAAACTCCTTGGTGCTCACCCGTAACGTCAACCGCCAGTACGACGACTCGTTCGCCGTTGAAGGCGCCAAGATTGGCTCCACCCTGCGTATCCGCCTGCCGGACCGCGCTCTGGTGACTGACGGTGCCGCCCTGCAGACTCAGGACGACAACGAGCAGTTCACCACCCTGACCGTTGCTTCGCAGAAGCACATCGGCGTGAACTTTACCAGCGCCGAACTGACGATGCAGTTGGATGACTTTGCTGATCGCGTGCTCAAGCCTCGTATCAGCCAGTTGGCCTCCAGCATCGACGCCGACGTCGCCAATGCGTTCAAGACCATCGGCAACTCGGTTGGCACCCCCGGCACCACCCCGGCCACCTCGCTGGTTCTGCTGCAAGCCCAGCAGAAGCTCAACGAGAACGCCGCTGTGATGTCGCCTCGCTACGCCACCGTTAACCCGGCGGCCAATGCGGGTCTGGTTGAAGGCATGAAAGGCCTGTTCAACCCCACCGACACCGTCAGCAAGCAGTTCAAGAACGGCATGATGGGCACCGGCGTGCTTGGCTTCGAAGAGATCAACATGTCTCAGTCGATCAAGCAGTTCACCACCGGCACCCGTGCGGCCACCGGCGCCACCACCGGCGCTGCTGTGACCACTGAGGGCGCGACCACGCTGACCCTGACTGTTGGCTCGGCCGAGACCATTCTGCCTGGTGACGTCTTCACCATCGCCGATTGCTTCGCCGTGAACCCGCAGACCCGTGAGTCCACTGGCTCGCTGTTCCAGTTCGTCGCTCTGGCGTCTTCTACCGTCTCCACCACCGCGACCGTCACCGTGGCTCCGATCTACTCGGCCAACCATGCTCTGGCGACCGTGAACGCCCTGCCCGGCAACAGCAAGGCTGTCGTGTTCCTTGGCGCCCCGTCGACTGGCTACGCCCAGAACCTGGTGTACCACAAGGACGCGATCACCTTCGCCACCGCTGACCTGCTGCTGCCGCAAGGCGTTGACATGGCTTCGCGGGCCGTTCACAACGGCATCAGCCTGCGTGTTGTGCGTCAGTACGACATCAACAACGACCGGATGCCCTGCCGGATCGACGTGCTGTACGGCTACAGCACCATCCGTCCGCAGATGGCTTGCCGTCTCTGGGGCTGACCTTCTTAGGGGCTTCGGCCCCTTCTCCATATTCTGAAAGGAATTATCATGGCTCTTCCTAATGGCGCTGGCGGTTATCAAGTTGGTGCAGGCAATCGTGCCGAAACCACCATGTCCTACGGCTCTGCTCCGCAGACCGCGACTTCGACCGCAACTCTGACCGCTGCTCAACTGGTCGGCGGTATGCTGTACGCCAACCCGTCGACCTCGGCGGCCACTTACACCCTGCCGGCTGCTTCTACG